GTGCAACAACTGTTCAACATCAGCAGGATGAAAGGATAAAGTAACAAAATGATTTTGTGTGACCCCTCAGCAGAAAGAGCCGTTTTGGCGGGAATCTGCAGATTTGGCGAAGATGCATATCTTGATACTGCCGATATTGTTCAACCATCAACCTTCACTATTGACAGTAATAGTGTAATTTATACATGCTTAAAGACTCTTTGCGAGAGAGATCATAAGCCAAGTATAGATATTCCTTCTATCTTTTCTGTTGCCCAGGAGTTAAATTTTGGACACATCTTATCCAAAAAGGAAGAAGCCCAACACTTAAAGGCTATTCTGGATTTTCCTGTTAATCTGGAAAATGTTAGGAAGTTTGCGGCTAAAATTCGCAAGCTAGAAATAGCCAGACTTTTAAGAAAACAACTAGAGACAGCCCAAGATAAAATTCTGGACATTAATGGTAGCGAACCAATAGCTTCTATTTTAGGCATAGCCGAAGATGCTATATTTAATTTTTCTTCATTACTAAGTGATACAGATAATCATCCCGTTTGTTTTGGTAAGGGTTTAGACGACTATCTAAAACATCTTGAAGAACATAAAATTGATCAGGTTGGCATATCTACAGGCTTTCCAATATACGACCAGTCAATTGGTGGTGGTTTGAGAAAGGGAACCGTAAACGTAATAGCTGCCAGACCTAAAACAGGTAAAACATTGTTGTCTGATAATATGGGCGAGTACATAGCAAATAAGCTTCACATTCCTGTGTTAAATATGGATACAGAAATGAATAAAGAAGACCATATTCATAGAATATTAGCGATGATGACGGAGACAGAGATTAATACTATAGAAACTGGCAAGTTTACTGAGTCTCCCGACAAGAAAACAAAAATACTCCAAGCAGCAGATGCTCTGAAAGCAAGCAAATGGTTTCATAAATCTATTGCCGGAAAGCCATTTGAAGAACAGCTTGCTGTTATGAGAAGATGGCTATTAAAAGAAGTCGGCCTTAATGATGATGGAACAGCAAAAGAATGCGTAATATTCTATGACTATTTAAAGCTTATGGATAGCGCCGGAATGAGTCAGGATTTAAAAGAGTATCAGGTACTAGGATTCATGATGACGGCGCTACATAACTTTGCTGTTAGATATCAGATTCCAATTGTTGCATTTATTCAGCTTAATAGAGATGGGATCACCAAAGAAAGTACTGATACGGCTAGCGGTTCCGATAGAATCATTTGGCTATGTAGTAATTTCTCAATTTTCAAACGTAAGTCTGACGAAGAGATTGCAGAGGATGGACCAACGAACGGAAATAGAAAACTAGTGCCATTAATTAGTCGTCACGGTGGAGGATTGGATGACAATGACTATATTAATTGTCATATGAAGGGTTGGTGTGCTAAGATATCAGAGGGACAAACTAGACTAGAATTACTTCATAATAACAAAAACGACAAAGACGGATTTATAGTAGATGACAACTCTAATGAACAAGAAACAGCAATTTCATTCGAATGATCAGGCCAAGCTAAAGGTTATTTGTGATGATCTTTGTGATCATATCGAAGAACTTTTGGAACACTTTGGTTTAGAATATACTTACAGTGGTAAATTAGTAAGTATGAGTTGCCCCATTCATGGTGGCGATAATAAGTCTGCATTAAACTTATATCCACAAGGAGACGTATATAGAGGCAACTGGAAGTGCAGAACCCACGGTTGTGAAAAATATTTCAAGTCTTCTATTATAGGTCTTGTGAGAGGTATCATTTCTAACCAAAAATATAATTGGATTAAGGATGGAGATAATAGTTGTTCTTTTCAGGAGGCAATGGCTTTCTGCCTACAATTCCTAAATAAGGATCTGTCGGATATAAAAATATCTAATGTAGACAGAAATAAGAAGTCTTTTGCTAGCACTATCAGGTATATTAATCCAGAAGTTAGTAAAGAAACAACAGGAATAACCCGCAAGCAAATAAGAGCAAATCTAAGGATCCCGGCAGAATACTATATTAAAAGAGGATACTCGGCCGAAATCTTAGATAAGTATGACGTTGGTCTTTGTGATAAGCCAAACAAAGAAATGTCTAATAGAATTGTTGTGCCTATTTATGATCATAAATATAAGCATATGGTAGGATGTTCTGGAAGAAGTATTTTTGAAAAATGTGCAGAATGCAAAGGTTTTCATGACTCTTCCGAATCCTGTCCAGACGAAGAAAGAGCCAGATTCTTTTCTAAATGGAAACACAGTGCTTCCTTTCAGTCACAGAATCATCTATATAATATATGGTTTGCTAAAACCCATATCCTAGAAACTCATACTGTTATTATTGTAGAAAGCCCAGGAAACGTATGGAGATTAGAAGAAGCGGGCATACATAATGCAGTAGCTATCTTTGGATCTTCACTGAGCGATAGACAAAAAATGATACTTGATGCTTCGGGGGCCATGACTATCATAACTATGATGGACAACGACGAGGCTGGTAAGAAAGCATCTGAATTAATCAGACAAAAATGCTATAAAACCTATAATGTCAAGAATATAGAATTTCCAGCACAAGATGTGGCTGATTTGTCCATAGACTATATTCAAAATAATATCCTTCCCCTAATAAAGTAATACAATGATTTTAGGAATATCTGGCAGAAAACAATCTGGAAAAAGTACAACTGGTAACTTTATTGTTTCTCTGTACTTATCTCGTCTTGGAGTATCAAAACAAGTTGATCTTGATATTGAAGGAAGAATTATTATATCTGATTTGTTTGGGGATACTAATTATCAAGGGGTATTAGACACATCAGTTAGAAAAAATGACTTTATGCTTAATAAGTTATATGATCTACTAGATAAACATGTTAAAATCTATAGTTTTGCGGATCCGCTCAAGCAGGATATTTGTATGAATATTTTGGGTTTAACATATGAACAATGCTATGGTTCTGATGATGAGAAGAATAGGGTAACAGAATTAACTTGGCCGAATTCCACAGACAAGATGACATCAAGAGATATTATGCAGTATGTCGGTACTGATATCTTTCGTAAAATGAAATCAGATGTGTGGGTATCTGCCACAATTAATAGGATAAACAAAGAAAAGCCACAACTTGCTCTTATTACAGACTGTAGATTTCCTAATGAGGTGTCTAGTATTAAGGATGCTGGCGGTTATGTTATGAGGTTAACTCGTAATCCATTCCATTCTGATCATTTAAGCGAAACCATATTAGATAAACCTAATTATGATTGGTCTAATTTTAATTATGTATGTCATAATGACGATATGAGCATATATGATCAGTGTACGGATATTCAAAAATTTTTAAAGGAGACTCTGTCATTATAGTCACATACTTTAGGAGTAGCTCCTATAACACGCACTCAATGTGCGAGCAGCAATATTTTCTCGAATATGTTTTAGGCTACCGAGGCCCGTCTGGTCAAAAGGCAGATAAAGGAACCATCGTACATAAGGCTCTAGAAATCTTAGCTGTTATTAAAAAAGCTGATCAGGATGGCATTAAAACCATAGACGATGACGTTATTGGAAAACTAGACATATCATCATACAGTCTAAATACAATAATTGAAAAAGTATATAATCATTATTCTCAAGCTAACTCTCACCATAAGTGGGGGGTCAAAGATTACAAAGATTGTCATGCTTGGGTATATAAAGCCATTGAGTTTAATAATGGTATGTTCGACCCAAGGAATAGACATATCCTATGTCCTGAACAACATTTTGATATCGAAATTAAGAAACCCTGGTCGGCGTACTCATACGATACTCCAGACGGCAAGTTGGAGGGCAATCTAGCCATTAAAGGAACAATCGACCTAATTACTCTTGTCGATGATAATACCATAGAAATTGTTGACTGGAAAACAGGAAGAAGATTAGACTGGGCTACTGGTAAAGAAAAGACTCAAGAAAAACTAGAAAGTGATCCTCAGTTAAGAATATACCATTACGCTATTAGTCATTTGTATCCTCATATAGACCATATCATCTTTTCTATCTATTTTATTAATGATGGTGGTCCATTTTCGATATGTTTTGATAAGTCTGATTTGCCCAAGACAGAAGAAATGTTACGTCAAAAATTTGAGATAGTAAAGAACACAAGAAAGCCTAAATTAAATAAAAGTTGGATGTGTACAAAATTATGTCATTTTGGAAAAACCACTTTTGATAATACTCACATAACACCGCAGATTGAATACAGAGAGAACCACACTTGTAATATGGGTTCTACTATGACAAAATGCGAACAAGTCAAACACGATATCGACTTGCACGGCATGAATGTTGTGGTACAACAGTATAAAAATCAGAATCACTCCTTTGGAAAATACAAAGCGCCAGGAAGCACAGAATGAAAAATTACGTCCCTCTTCACGCACACTCGCACTATAGTCTATTGGATGGTCTAAGTAAGCCGACTAAAATGGCTGATAGATGTTCAAAAATTAATGTTAAGTCTTGTGCCTTAACGGATCACGGTACCATAGCGGGCACTGTTCAATTCTTTCAGTCCATGAAAGCAAAAGGAATAAAACCCATATTGGGTTGTGAGCTTTATATTAGCCAACAAGATTCCCACAATAAGACCAAAGAGAATAGCGATCTTAGTCATTTTATTTTATTAGCAAAGAATAAAGCTGGTTGGTTCAACTTAATCAAGATCATATCTGAAACAAACAAGCCAGAAAATTTTTATCACAAACCACGAATCAGCGTTGATAGACTTAAGGAATTCCTAGATGGAAACCTAATAGGTTTTTCTGGTCATCTTGGATCAACAATAGCTGATGCTATACAGGCAGATCCAGATAATGCAATGAAAATCGGCACAGAACACGTATCGTATATGAAGGATTTGTTTGGGGATAATTACTTCCTTGAAAGCCAACTAATGGATAGGGAAAGTACACCAGAACAAATAGAGCTAACAAACATTATCAGAAGACTTGGAAGCAACACCAACACAAGGGTTATCTGTACCCCAGACGCGCATTATTGCGAAAAAGAAGATGCAGTTGATCAACGTATTCTCCTATGCAATAACCTAAAAACAACCTTAACAGATATTAATAAGAAGATGTTAAATAATGAAAGCATTCCTATGGGGTGCTTTTTTAAATCAGACAACTTTCATATTTTATCTCCAGAAGAAATAGCATTATTACATACAGAAGACGAAATAGAGAATACTAATTATGTAGATAGTCTATGTGAAGACTATGATATTTTACATAAACCAATGCTACCGCCGTTTTCTTGTCCAAACAATAGTAATCCTGACGAATACTTAAGGGAACTTTGTAGGAAAGGATGGAAAGAGAAAATAGCCAATAATATAGATAAAGAAGAACAGCAACAATATGTTGATCGAATTAAATATGAGCTAGAAGTTTTACAGGGTGCTGATTTATCTAGTTACTTTTTGATCGTTGGAGACATTGTGAACAAGGTTCGACTCGAACACTGGCTCCCTGGCCCCGGCAGAGGCTCTGCTGCGGGCTGTCTCGTCTCGTATTTAATTGGTATTACCTCCATTGACCCAATCAAGTATAATTTAATTTTCGAAAGATTTTACAATTCTGGCCGAAATACAAAAGACCGTATTTCCATGCCAGATATTGATGTTGACGTTCCAATCAATAAGAGAGAGTACATTATCGAATATATTAAATCAAAATATGGTCATGATAAGGTTTCGCAGATGATAACTTTCAATACCATGAAGGGCAGAGGAGCACTAAAAGAGGTATTAAGAGTTTATGGCAATATAACGTTTGATGAAATGAATAGGATTACTAAATATATCCCAGACGAAGCAAAAATCGCGGACGAACTACAAGAAATGAAAGAAGATACCGGAGAAGCATCCATTCTACGGTGGGCACTAGAAAACAATGTTGACAAACTCAAAGAATGGTGCTATATTGATGATAACAACGAATTGTCCGGACCCCTTGCCAAAAGGTTTGAGCAAGCTATAAGATTAGAGGGCACAAAGTCCAATCAATCCAAACATGCTGCTGGTGTAGTTATTAGTAGTCAAAATTTGGGTTCTGTGTGTCCAATGGTATATGATTCAAAAAATAAGCAACTCATAGCTGGTATGGAAATGCAGGACTTAGAATCTTTGGGTATTATTAAGTTTGACGTTTTGGGCATAGCCATGTTAGATAAAATCATGAATATATCAGAATATCTTAGAAACGGAGAGTCAATATGACAAACATAGTAAAAAAAATGAAAGACGTTCAGGTTGGAGAGAGATTCACTGTGGCTGGAATGGAATATATTAAGACTAACGAAATCAGAGTTACTTGTTGTAAATCAATTAACTGTGAAGTAGTTGGTAACGCTGACGCTAAAACCTATTTTTCACCGGAAATGGATGTAAATGGCTAATTTTCAAAAATTGTGTGTGTTTGATCTGGAAACCGACGGGGTCAATCCAGATAAATGTAGTCCAGTACAAATAGCTGCTATTATTGTTGATCCTATGAAATTGGAGATTGTTAAGAACTCCGAGTTCAATATTAATCTTAAACCAGAGGTTTTACAAGATAATGCAGACTATGACTATAACGATAGCGACGTATTGGATTTTCATGCCAAGGTAAGAAATTCTACCAAGGCAGAAATTCTAAAAAGTTGGTCTGGGTATCAAAAACAAGATAATGGGTGGAAAGCTTTTGTCTCATATCTAGATATGTATCATACTAGATCTGACAAGAAGTCTTGTTTTAGTGCTCCTATAGCAGCAGGCTACAACATTAATAGATTTGATCTTAGAATTATAGACAGATTGAGTGTGAAATATAATAATGTAAATAAAGAAGGTCGATCTTCATTATTTTATCCCAGAGACGTACTAGACCTCATGAATGTGATGTTTTATTGGTTTGAGGGAAGTAATGAACTTAAGAACTATACTCTAGATCATGTTAGAGAGTATTTTGGATTAAGCACAGAAGGTTCTCATGATGCCCTAAAAGACGTTAAGGATACTGCAGAATTAGTAATTAGATTTCTAAAATTACATAGGAAACTATCGGATAAAATTAGCTTCAAAGGATCTTTTGCGAAAACTTAAAACTTATGTCTGAATATTTAGCTTTTGATTGTGGCTGTAGATTTCCTGTTGAAAGGACTTCTAATGGTCAAACCTCTATCACGTTTAATCCGACTATTGAGTCTATGAATTTAGACTGTATAAAAACAT